CCTGAACTAGGTACAGAACAAGAAGTGTCTATAGATGATATATTGTCTAAGTGTACTGGTAAGAAGAAGATCTTTGAGGACATCAAGAACTATGAACACCAACTAAGGATTAATAAGAGATTGATGGACTTAAAAGATCCTAACATACCTGATGAGGCTATAGAAGAAATAAAAAGTATGCTACTAGATCCTTATAAAGCATTTAATTCACAGGAATTCATTAATTTGTATCATGATGATGAACTAGGTAACACTATACCTAATCTTACCATGTGGCTATTTAACAATTTTAATGAGTTAGCAAAATACAAATAAGTTATGGCAGGTTTAAATCAGTTACAGCAGTATGGAATTAGTTTTCAGATCAAGGTTATGTCAAGTTTACTCAAGCACAAAGAGTTCTTGCAAAACATACATGACATTCTTGATACAGAAATGTTTGACAATCCAGCACACAAATGGATTGTAGGAGAGATATTACGCTATCACTATAAATACCATACGACTCCGTCAATTGATTCTTTGCAAGTTGAAGTTAGAAAGATTGAAAATGAAGTACTAAAGGTTAGTGTTGTTGAACAGTTAAAAGAGGCGCTTAAGAGCTCAAATGAAGATCAAGAGTACGTAGAACAAGAGTTCAGTGCATTCTGTAAGAATCAGCAGATTAAGAAGGCAATTCTTAACTCTGTTACTCTTCTAGAGAAAGGTCAGTATGATGATATTAAGTACATGATGGACCAAGCCTTAAAAGCAGGCCAAGATAAGTCTATCGGTCACGAATACGAGAAGGATATAGAGACTAGGTATCGTGAAGAAGAGAGAGCAGCAGTACCTACATCATGGCCACACATCAATGAACTACTCATGGGAGGCCTTGGTTGTGGAGACCTAGGTATTATATTCGGCAATCCTGGAGGAGGTAAATCATGGATGCTTGTCAACCTGGGAGCTATGGCAGTTCAAAGAGGCTTTACTGTTTGTCACTACACTCTAGAACTATCTGAGTACTATGTAGGTAAACGTTATGATGCTTTGTTTACTGGTATTGACGTACAAAATGTGCAAAAGAATCGTGAGGCTATTGAACAAGCAGTAGCAAACTTAAAGGGTAAGCTCATCATTAAAGAGTTTCCTATGGGCAAAGCTACAACTCATACAATTGAGACTCACATCCAGAAGTGTAGAGATCTAGGCTATCCTCCAGACTTGGTTATTATTGACTATGTTGACTTGTTAAAGAGTAAGACTAGGTCTATTGATCCTAAAGATGCTATCGATGATGTTTATACTGCTACAAAAGGTATGGCAAGAGAGTTAAAAGTGCCTATCTGGACTGTATCTCAGGTAAATAGAGCCGGTGCAAAAGATGATGTTATTGAAGGTGATAAGGCAGCAGGATCATATAATAAGATGATGATTGCAGACTTTGCTATGTCTCTATCAAGAAAAAGGCAAGATAAGGTTAATGGAACAGGCCGTATGCACGTTATGAAGAATAGATACGGTATGGATGGTATGACGTATTCTGCTAAGATTAGTACTAATACTGGTCATATAGAGATTAACCCTGATAGTATGGATGATGATGAACTGACATTTGATACATCAACACCCACTACAGGATCAAACAAGCCTTTTAACTCAGGTTTAGATAGAGATGAAAAGGCGTACTTAGCTAACAAATTTTTTGAACTAGGCATGTAAATTAATCTAAACAGACTATATTTATTAGAGAAAAACAAATCATATGAACTTTCTAATTGCCCTATTAAAAAAAGCTACTAAAGGAGATAATTTTAGGCCTAAGGCTAATCCTATTAAGTACAACGATAAAATTGCACAACTTAATAGCTTTTCTCCTGATCAGTATAACAAAATTAACGTTGGTAATTTTACGCAGATACAAAAAACTACACCAACTTTAACTCAAAATACTTCTAAAGGAAGCACTCTTCCTAAAGCTTAAGTATTTGGCAGCCCTCTAATATCTTAATAGCAATAGGTTCTAGACTTTAATAGTAAGCAATAGCTTCCTAAATACTATTTTATTTTTTAAACTTAACGAATATTTGTTTTATGAGTAAGCTATTCACAAAGAGGGTTAATATTCTTCCATACGATTATCCTTCTTTATTGCAATATAAAGATGCTATTAGACACTCTTATTGGATAGATACTGAATATAACTTTACTACTGACATAAATGATTTTATGGTCGGAGTAAATGATAATGAGAGAGATGTTATCAAAAAGACAATGCTGGCAATTGCCCAAATTGAAGTCAACGTAAAGACATTTTGGGCAGACATGTATAAAAGAATGCCTATTACAGAGATCGGTGATGTTGGAATGACATTTGCTGAATCAGAAGTTAGGCATAAAGATGCTTATGCTAGACTCTTAAGAATACTAGGCCTAGAAGAAGAGTTCAAGACTGTAGTAGAGATACCCGCTATTAAAGATAGGATCAAGTACTTGGCTAAATACTTAGATGGTACTAGAAGTACAGACAATAAGATGTACACTAAATCTGTATTATTGTTCTCACTATTCATAGAACATGTGTCTCTATTTAGCCAATTCCTTATAATGATGAGCTTTAACAAGGAAAAGAACTTGTTTAAAGGTATATCTAATGTAGTTGAGGCTACGTCTAAAGAGGAAGAGATACACGGTAACTTTGGAGCTGAGATCATCAATATCATTAAGGCAGAGAATCCTGAATGGTTCGATCAAGAGTTTGAAGACCTAATTGACTCAGCATGTAAGAAAGCGTATAAAGCAGAGTGCAAAATACTAGACTGGATATTTGAGAACGGAGAGCTAGAGTTCTTACCAAAAGAAACCATTCAGCAGTTCATAATGAATAGGTTTAACAACTCACTTAAGAAGATTGGCATGAACCCTATTTTTGAGGTTGATGCAAATGAGATTGAAAAGACTAAGTGGTTCGATATTGAAATCACATCTACTAAGGAAGGAGACTTCTTTTACAAAAAGCAGATCGACTACTCAAAGAAACAAAAGGCTATTACTGAAGACGATTTATTTTAAACTATATGGAATACAAAGATTATTATTGGTTAAATGATGAAGCAAGGACATTCTTGTCTAGAGGTTATATATCTGAATCTGCAGAAGACAGGATAAAAGAAATTGCCTTGACTGCTGAGAAGTATCTTAATATAGACGGTTTTGCTGACAAGTTTGAAAGCTATATGGCAAAAGGTTACTATAGCTTAGCAACGCCTGTATGGATTAACTTTGGCAAGAATAAAGGGCTACCTATTTCTTGTTATGGTTCTAACATTGATGACTCACTAGATAGCATCTTAGATACTGCTAGAGAAATAGGCATGATGTCTAAATATGGTGGAGGTACTAGTGCTTACTTAGGCAATATTAGGCCTAGAGGAACTACTATATCTACAGGTGGAAAAGCTGATGGACCTGTTCACTATGCTAGACTATATGATACTGCTATAGATGTATGTAAGCAAAGTGAAGCTAGAAGAGGTGCTTGTGCAGTATATCTTCCTATTGAGCACTCAGACATAAACGAATTCCTTGATATTGGTACAGAAGGAAACCCTATTCAGAACCTACAATACGGCATAACTGTTACTGATCAGTGGCTTAGTGAAATGAAGGCAGGAGATGCAGACAAGAGGAAGATCTGGGCTAAAGTTATTCAAAGGCGCAGTGAGTTTGGTTTTCCTTATATTATGTTTAAGGACAACTCTAACAATAACAGTCCATACAAAGAGTTAGGTCTAGAAATTAATGCATCTAACCTATGTAGTGAGATTCAACTTCCTACTGATAGCCTAAACTCTTTTGTTTGTTGTATTGGTTCTATCAATCTACTTCACTGGAGCGAGATCGAGAACACAGATGCTATCGAAGTCTATACTCAGTTCTTGAATGCCGTAATGGAAGAGTTCTTGATCAAAGCATCAGGAATGCCAGGTATGGAAAGAGCTTGGAGGTTCGCACATGAACATAGAGCGATTGGTGTTGGTGTATTAGGCTATCATTCATTTTTACAGTCTAAGCTAATTCCTTTTGAGTCACTTCAAGCAAAGCAGTATAATAGCATTATATTCAAGACGCTAAAAGACAGAACAGATAAAGCATCTAAAGACCTATATCAATCCAATCCAGACAAATATAAATCGATTAGACCTGATTTTGCAAACTCTACACTTGTAGCAATTGCACCAACTAAATCATCGTCTTTTATATTAGGTCAAGTAAGTATGGGAATTGAACCTATCAAGTCTAACTACTTTATAAAAGACCTTGCTAAGATTAAGACTGTCTATAAGAATCCTTACTTGATCCAAGAGTTAGAGACTTATGGTCTTAACAACGACGAGACTTGGGATAGCATATTAAAGAAAGATGGGTCTGTTCAACACTTAGACTTCCCCACAAAAGAAGTGTTCAAGACCTTCTTAGAGATCACTCCAAAGGAAATTATCTTACAAGCAGCAATTAGACAAAAGTACATAGATCAAGCCCAAAGTCTTAACTTAATGATCCATCCTTCTATCCCTGCTAAAGATATAAATCAATTGTATCTATATGCACATGAAGAAGGCGTTAAGACTTTGTACTATCAATTCTCTCAGAACTCTGCTCAGGCATTCTCTAGGAATATTTTAGAGTGCGTAAACTGTGAGGCATAGTAGAGACTAGAAAGATTGATTGTATTTGATCAATTATATTGCTTATATTTGACTAAATTAATGTTATGACAGTTACCGTAGACAGTGATTATTTGTACTTAGGAGTAATTCTTATATTGATGCTTATCCAAGTACTACAGATTAGGACTATCAGGATACTAAAGAGCGAAGTATCTAATCTATGGGATCAGATCAGTATCATTGCTATTACCACTAGTGGTTTAATACAAAAAATGGAAAAAAAAATCGATGGAAAACAAGACAGTTGAAGAATCAAAAGGGCTTGGTGATACTATTGCCAAGTTTACCCACGCTACAGGTTTAGATGTTGTAGCAGAGAAAGTCGCTCATGCATTAGGTCAAGAAGACTGCGGATGCAAAAAACGACGTGAGATCCTTAACGATTTAGTCCCTTATAATAAGGACGATAAACAAGAACAATAAATAGTCTATGAATAAAAGTTATGTAACAGTCAACTCAATCGAAACTCTTAAAGAACTGATTGAGCATATAAAGTCGTGTGATATTATTGCCTTTGATACTGAGACAAATAGTCTTAATCCTAGAAAGGGCAGTATCATTGGCTTCTCTGTATCTGGTGAAGTAGGTAAAGGATACTACATGCCTACGATGATATTTGACGACTTTGAGCTTAAGGATGCAATGATAGAAGATAAACTAGCTCATGATCTTGCAAAGAAGACCATCTCTCTACTTATTGGTAAGAAGCTTGTAATGCACAACGCTTCATTTGACTGTAGATTCGTCAAGTGCTTTTATGACATTGACTTGCTTCCTAGTCTATATGTTGATACTTTACTTCTTGTGCATACAGTAAAAGAAGAAGGTGCAGGTTTTGGTTCTGGTTCATCATTTGGTCTAAAAAGCATTGCAAAGACTATTCAACGAGAGATTGGTCTAGACGTTGATATGCAAGCTAACGAAGAACAGATTAAGCTAAAAGATTCTATCAAAAATAATGGTGGATCAGTTACAAAAGACAACTACGAGATATGGAAGGCAGACCTAAACCTACTCTCAGAATATGCATCAGCAGATACTGACTTAACTCTTAGAGTCTATAATCACTTTATTAAGGTCTTGTATGAAGAAGGACTAGAGAAGTTCTTCTTTGAGGATGAGGTTATGCCTCTCTATAAAGAGGTTACTATTCCTATGGAGCAAGTAGGGATTAAACTAGACTTAGACCTGATTGTAAAGTCAAGAGAGAGTATAGGAGAGAAGCTAAAAGAGTATGAGGGCTTAGTAATGAAAGCACTTACAAGCAATCCTGACGTTAGAGCTTGGATTGTATATAAGGCAATGGACGCTTATCCTGCTAACAATAAAGGTACTTTTGCTCAAGAGGTAGTCAAAGAAGCTCAATTTCCTTTAGACAAATCAGAAAAGACAGGTAAGTACAATCTTACTAGGTCTGCTGTAATGAGGCTTCCTGAATGCGCAGAGAAGCATTTCCTACTCCATGGTGATCCTAATGTCTTAAGTAAGGATCTAGTCATGAAGATAAGTATGAGATTGTGGAAAGAAGAGAATGAAGGAGCCTATTTCAACATCCAGTCTAAAGATCAAATGGGTGAGATTGCTTTTACAGTCTTAGGTATTAAGCCACTATCAACTACTAAGACAGGCAAGCCTCAGTTCGATGATGATACTGTTCAATCAATAGCTGACAAGTATGAATGGGCAAAGCATCTTCGTATCTATAATAGGCTACTCAAGATTAAGTCTACTTACATGGACCGCTTCTTAGACTCTCAAGAAGATGGTAGATACTACTTCTATTACAAACAACACGGTACAGTATCAGGCAGATATGGCTCAGATGCACAACAGCTTCCTAGACCTAAAGAAGAAGGGGATGATGAGCCAATTGTAATTGAGTATAATAACTTGATTCGAGCATTCTTTATTCACGACGATGGTAATATCTTTGTAGACTGCGACTATGAATCACTTGAGCCTCATACATTTGCTCACGTATCTGGTGATGAAGGACTAAAAGACATCTTCCGTAACAACTGGGACTTCTATTCTACAATTGCAATCAAGACAGAAGGACTAAGCCAATACTCGCCTGATAAAAAGGCAGACAACTATCTTCGTAAACTGCAGCCTAAGATGAGGAATAAGGCAAAGGCTTATGCCTTAGGTATACCTTATGGTATGGGAGCTTATGCTCTTGGTATGAACCTTACTATTCCTACTAAAGAGGCAAAGAAGCTTGTTGAAGGATACTTGAATGGGTTTCCTGAGCTCAAGAAGTGGATGGAGAACTCTAAGAAGCAGGCTAAAGAAAAAGGCTTTGTTAGGACTCAAGTTGGTCGTATCAGACACCTTCCTAAAGTAAAAGCTATCTATGATAAGATCGGCGATGATCTTCTCGATTGGAACATCAAGAAAGAGATGGAGAGGCAGTATGGTGTAGAAGGTATCAAGAACTTGTCTAGAGACTACATTAACGGGCTAAACAACTCATGTAACGTTCAGATTCAAGGTCTAGCAGCATCAATTGTAAACCGTGCTGCGTTAGCTATCAATAGAAAGTTCAAGGAGCTAGGTATAAATGGCTGGGTATGCGCACAGATCCATGATCAGTTGGTAATTGAGGTAGAGCATGCTAAATCAGAAGAAGCGGCCAGGATCGTCCAGGATTTGATGGAGAACACAACCAAACTTAGTATCGCACTAAAAGCACCTCCTGCACTAGCCCACAACCTTCGTGATGGTCATTAACAAATATTTATTATTATGAAAAAGATACTAGCAATTTTATTTACTTTATTTTTATCTTCTTGTTATATAACTGAGCCAAGATATATAGAACTCAATCAAAGGCGATCATATCACTGGGATCCTATTTATTATGGACCTCAAATTATAGACCCACTCTATTTTAATAGAAGGTACTATCAAAGGCCTCCTATTGTTATCTATAGAGACAGAGTAGTGCCTCAACCAAAAACTCAACCTCAAAGACCTAGAGTTAATGCATTTGGACCAACAGCTCCTCCATCAGCACCTAGACAAAGTCCAAAGTCATCTCCTATAAGAACGTTCCCTAAAAAAGACGATAGAAAAGAAAAGTAAGACACTCTAAATATAGACTGTATTATTTTACAAAAAAGTTGTATATTTATTATAAATGGTACTGTAGGTAGGCCATGGTTATGAAACAAACATTAATTAACAGTTCACCGGAAGGGAACACAAAAACAAACATTATGGGAACATTGAGACCATTCGAGCTCGATCCATTTGATTTACTATGGCGAGATTTATTTAATCAGCACACTAATTTCTCTGCAATTACGCAGAAAGTAACACATCCAGTAGACATTTACGAAACATCAGCAGGCATCAGGTTTGAAGTAGCCGCAGTAGGTATTGACTCAAAAGACATTGAGATTCAAATTGATAATGATCAACTTCGTATCAAGTACGAAAAGCCTCAAACTGTAGAGCCTGATTCAATCATTTATAAAGGCATCAAAAGGTCTAGCTTTGACTTGACTTGGAAGATATCAACTAAGTTTGATCTTGCTAAGTTAGTAGCAGGTCTTGATAAAGGCCTTCTTACTCTAGACATTCCTATTGCCGAAGGAAAAGCTATCAGGAAGATAGAGATTACAACTCCACAAAAACAACTTAAGTAAACAAAGGCCTACCTACAACCAGTTATGTTTTCAATCTGCAATAATTTCATTAACATTAATGGTGACTTATTCTTAATCAAACGTACTCTAAAAGAAGAGTTTATAGATGGTAAAGAGTTAGACCCATTTAAGATTTGGTTTGGAGTAGACTCAGTCTTTAAAAAAGATGGCCTACTCTATTTTTGTATTAAAATAGATGAGTTAGAAGTATTAAATTAGCATTATGAATAAAATTACACCTTTAAATGGCTATATCGTATTGAAGCCAATTGAAACGCATGAAGAGACATTCGGGAACATTATCATTCCTGATCTAGGTAAAGAAAGGCCTGAAATGGGAGAAGTGATTGCTACTTCTGACATTTATAACTACCACACTGATAAGTTAGTTATATCTACTGTAGAAAAAGGCGAAATAGTATTGATCCCTAAGCTCGGTTCACAGAGAATCGTATTTGAAGGACAGGACTACTTTATCTGTAAGGAATCAGACATTTTAGCAGTAATTGAATAAACAAAAAGACTATGAGTACAACAAAGAACGTTTTTGGTACAGAGCTTAAAGAAAAGCTACTGTCAGGTATAGAAAAGCTTAATCAATCAGTTTCATCTACATTAGGTCCTGGTGGACGTACAGTTTTGATTCGTGAGCAATCAGGCGAAGTTAAAGTTACAAAAGACGGTGTAACAGTTGCAAAAGCATTCCATAAGCTAGAAGATGATATTGAAGATCTTGGTGCACAACTTGTTAAGCAAGTATCTATTAAGAGTGCTAATGAAGCAGGTGATGGTACAACTACATCTACTTTGCTTGCTACAACAATGATTAAAGAGGGTCTGAAAGAGATTCGTCAAGGAGTTAATGCAGTCGAGATTAAGAATGAGATCGACAAGATTGTTGATGAAGTAGTTAGTGAGATCAAACAGTTAGCAGTGCAGATTACTTCTGAAGATCAAATCAAGCAAGTAGCTACTATTTCAGGTAATAATGATACTGAAGTTGGTAACTTAATTGCTGAAGCACTTGATAAAGTAGGTCGTGAAGGTATTGTAACTATTGAAGAGTCTAAGACTGGTGAAACTACACTAGAGATTGTTGAAGGTATGCAATTTGATCGTGGTTACAAATCACCTTATTTTGTAACTAACAATACAACAATGCAGTCTGTTCTTGACAATCCATATATTCTTTTATATGATGGACGTATTTCTACTGCTCAGGAGTTGTTACAGGTATTGACTAAGTCTAATTCTGAGAATAAACCTCTTTTGATTATTGCTGAAGACATTGGTGATGAAGCTCTTGCTACATTGATTGTAAACAAGATGCGTGGCATTGTTCAAGTATGTGCAGTTAAAGCACCTGACTTTGGTGAGCGTAAGACATTGATCCTTGAAGACATTGCTATCTTAACTGGTGGCCAAGTCATTTCTAAAGACAAAGGACTGAAGCTTGATAAACTTACAACTCAACAACTTAGCCAGTATCTTGGTACAACAAGACTTGTTACAGTATCAAAAGAAGAGACTACTATCATTGACGGTAAAGGAAATGAAGAGCAGATCGAAGCTAGAGCAAATGAGATCAAAGATCAGATTGAAAAAGCTGCTTCATTCTATGAGAAGGAGAAGTTGCAAGAAAGACTTGGTA